CCCGGCGTGATGTCTTGTTTGTCTAGGATAACGCGCCACCCTGCTGCTATTCTTTCGTGGTTTACAAGGCTGGGGCCATAGATTTCTCCACGGTTTCCCCCAATAAGTTTTCCCGCCCTTGCAAGCACTTCCTCTTTGTTCAAGCTAATTTACCCACGATAAATCCAACGGAAAAACCAATAAGTACCAGGGCTAAACAAACGTAAGGCATCTCATCAACAGCAATAGAGAAATTGTTCTTCCTGTTTTGCGCCCAAGCTGCAATACGCTCGTCTACGTCGGTCTTACTCAATATATCGTCCACTACTTTACGAACTACAGTTTTCCTAACTACCATCTTTATTCTCCTATTTATGTTTAAAAAACTTAGCCGCACTCTTCACGCCGAAGGATGCGCCCACCATGATTCCAAGGCTTGCCGTGTAAAAAGTAGGTGCTTGTTCTAGTGCCTCAAACCCCCGCATGACAATAGAAACACCAGCTTCCCCCGTGAAACTAAGAATCAAAGGGATAGACCAAAGGCCTAGTATCCACTCATCTTTCCAACTGTCCTTGCTGGCTTCTGCCATAGTTTGATCCCAATCAAGCTCCCCCGTCGCCATCTTGGTCTTACGTGCTTCAATTGCTAGGTTCAAAACACCTTTAGCCTTAGTGGCCTCAACTTTGTTCTCTAAATAGCTTGTGGCTATGCCGCCTACAGCGTTAATTATACTACCGAATATCATACCCGTATCTCCTTGCTCTCATTCCTCGGCTGTAAGAAAATCATCTACGTTCTCTTTAATTACATTCCCAACATCTTCTGGGGAATAAGGCCAAGGCTCAACAAAACTCAACGACTCGTTAGCGTCCCATATGACGATACAGTACCCCATAATGTCTGGCATGTCTTCAGACATTTCTGCCGCAACCTGGATAATCTCTTTTTGAGCAACGGTGCGTGTGTTGGTCAGTATTGACGTAATTGGGCTGCCTACCGATGTATCTGGCATGTCGAGACCTCCTGTTTAATTATCCATTAGGTTGTTGTCTGAAGGCTTTAGGCGTTTTTTTAGAGGCCGCCGAGCACCTTTGCCATAAACCTCTCCGAGTTCTGCCATAGGGATAAAACTTTCCGACTGAAGACCTCCGTGTTGGATTGTTAGGTCATATATACCAAAGCTCCAGCCCGTGCTGGAATGTCGGGCATACGACTCAACGTAACCATCTGGAAGGGCGCAACCCAGGTTTAAAACCGCTAGGTTGTTGTCATCCCCTATTTTTGGGACACGGACCAAGCGTCTCCGATGGGAGTGCCCTATTACCAGATCAAAGAGTGCGTCATTAGCAATACTGTTTTCGCTATTCTTTCCACCGTAGGCCTTGCCCATCGAGTTTGTTGCTGAGTGGGTGAACCCTACCCCGCCGTATTTTTGAATAAATTTATATGGCGAGAAGGTCCAACCAAATTTCTCAAAGGCACCCTGCAATTCAAGCTGCATCATCCCGTAAACCTCTGGGTGGTTGTTTTCGTATGCAAAGAGCCTTTGTTCATGGTTACCTAGAGTGCAGTGCAACTCCGGCCCCTTAATATCCATTGCGCCCAAGGCCTCAATAAAGGAGCTTATATCGGCCTGGAAAGTGGGCTTTAAGCGACCGGCGAAAGTCTCGTTTGGTTCGTGGTTGTTTAGGCTATCAAGGGTTAGAAAATCTCCGATCTGAACAACGATGTCGGGCTTGGTAGCTTTGATGTGTGCGCCTATCCACTCGAACCTCTGTTTGTTTGGAATCTTAGGGCTGTCGTGGGCGTCACCAATCGCACATATCCTGATCTTTTCGTGGCTTCCCTGGTCCGTTCTAACAGTGTAGTGGGGTTTTATGACAACGGGGGCGATCTCAACGTGAGTTTGTCTGGAAGCAAGTTGTTCTTTTAGGTTCTCTATTTGCGCTCTTAGGTCATTAGAGGACACACTGTCTTGGGTTAATGCACCAGGAGAAGGTGTATATCCCCGCATAACAGCCTCGTAATATCTACTATTGTAAGTAGTGTTTGGAATCTTAGCCGCCCGTGCAGCGGCAGTCTTGCTACCGTGGATGACGAAGAGATCAACCGTTTGTTGTAGTTTTTCCGGGGTGAGTGTTCTGGCGGCCATTTACGATCCTTGGGTGTACACCCTCTGTTGATCTTTAACCTTATAGTTTTACTGAATTAAACCCCCTAAACCTCAGTTTATTACCCAAACCTATGTTTTTGAGACGAAGGTGGGCTCTTCTTAGTGCCTTTTTTACCCGACCAAAATACTTTATCGGCCCAATAAGCGGCACTGGTCTTGCCTTTAGCAATGTTCTTTCCGTGCCTTGCTTTAAAAGACTTTCGGGCTTCCTCGCTATAGTTATGCCCCATACCCTGCGCCCCAAAGCGTATGATCTTTATGTCCCCATCGTCTTCTCGTATAGCGACTACAGCTTTTTTAGTCTTATGACTAGGCGTTCTCTTAGGTTTATTTAAACCCTCTAAGCCATACCTATCGAGTTTCTTTTTGTCGGTTTTTGATAAACTCATGTTACTTTTTACCTTTCGAGGAAAAACCAAAATAAGCCCCTACTACCCCGGACATCGCAAGGTACTGGGTCATAATGATAGATTCAGCCTCGGCCATCCTTGCTGGAAAAAGTAAAGTTGCAACAGTCGTCGCCAGCATAGCCAACAACAAACACCAACACATATAGCGTCTGTTGGCTTGATGCTGTTTCGGATTGGGTAAATCTTCAGACATGCTAGGTTTTTTTTACGGGGGTTCTGCCGGGAGGTTCTTTAGCCGGAAGAAATCGCCCGCCTTGATACGCTTCGTTAACGTGTGGTGTGGACGTATCATCAGGCACATACTTACCTGCAGTATCTCGGGCTCTTTTTCCTGTAGGCTTACAGGAGCACCTCTTTCCAAAGAAGAAGTTACTTAGTCGGGCTAACCAGTTCATCTCTTCACCTCCGTTGTTAGGGTACTCTTCCTGATACAGATTGAACGTACTCTTGGATACTTGCCACAACATGCAACCGATTGCCGGTAGCTGCCGTTGCTTTAAGTATCTCAGTAGGTTGAAGCACCAAGTCCCTTGTCAGAAGCTCAACCGTGCCGTTGGCACCAACCGCCTTTACTTTGAATAGAGAAAAGACAGTGGAGCCATTTGTAAGAGTCAAAGTCAGGGTGTCCGCATTTCCTGAGTCTTCAGACACAAGAATAGAGTTCACAACGGAAAAAGACACAGCGGCGGGGGCTGTGTATAAAGTTGTTGCACCGGTTCCCGTTAAATCCAACTTTGCATTAGTAGCTCCTTGGATATACTGAGAGAAACTTGATATAAGCATTACGTTTTTTTCCTGGGCTTCTTTTTCTTTTTCTTCCCCGCTTTGCTTAAAGCAATAGCGACAGCCTGCTTTCCTCCATACCCCTCTTTTTTAAGGGTACGAACATTAGAACTAATAGACTTCTTACTTGAACCCTTTTTTAAGGGCATCTAACAGATCGTAAAACCGCCGCCACGTAGGGCACCACCCATTCCTCGGGCTTTACCTTTTGTGACGATACCATCCATAGTGTCAGGACCATCAGAAACTACCGCTTGAGAATAGGGCATACGACCCTGACCCTTTATGTCGGAGTAAGGCTTTGGTGCTGGTGGGTTAGTTGGCTTGTTACCGGTGTATTTAACTTTAGACATTTTAACCTCTTTTCTGTTGTTGCCGTAACCGCTCACGCTCAAAGGCCGCCTGTATCTTAATCTGCGTTGTTTGCGCTTGATTCTCTTGTCTTATATCAAACTCTTGCGCTTTTCGAGCAGCCCGTCTTTCATCTAGATTAAGCTCTGCTTGATCCAAAGACAATGACGCCTGATCTTTCTGGGCTCTAAGCTCCAGTTCCTGCTGTTTTAAGGCTATTACGGGGTCTGGGCCTTGTTGCTCTTCTCCAGACAGTTGTGCGCTCATAGCCTTCACGCCCTGCATACCTTCAGCAATAAACTGAGACTTCATCGCCTCAAAGACACGTGTGTCCGCCTCTTGAGGAGGCCTTCCCGTTTGTTGTTGAAACATCTCAAAAGCTTGCTCAAGACTCTGTATGCGTACATGGCCCATAATATGTTTCTGTAAGTCCATAGCAATACGTGGAGTCTGTGACACAATGGGGGACGACCCAAAGATCATGTGAGCCATTATATGCGCCTGATGGTCCTGCCCTTCATAGGCCCTAAGACCAGACCCGGAGAACGTGTCTATGTTTTCCTGCGCGGCATCCTTTTCAACCTCTTGAGAAGCACTTGGGGGAATCAATATCTTATCTACATCCCTAACATTCAGTGCCTCGTACATCCTACGGTACACTTCGTACATATTGTGGATTTCAGGGGCCTGCATAGCGAGTTGTATCTCAGTCTGTGCAAGTGTAATTCTTTGGGCCTGAGAGAAGATATTAGGGTCTGATATGGGTACGATATCCACACGACCGTCAAAATCATTAGCAAAGACGGTTTGGTCTCCACCTTGCACTGTATAAGGGTATTCTTGGGGTAAATAGACCGACATTACCCTGGATAAGAGCTTAAACTCGATCCTCATGGCGTAATGGAGCCGTTTATGGACCGCAGACATTACCCTGGAACCCTGTTCCATCATGGCAATTGTGGTGCCTACAGGGGCAGATTGGTTGCCATCCCCTACTTTTAAGTCCGTAATTGTGGCAAAACGCTGCCCTGCTTGGACAACAAACCCTAAAAGCTGGAATAAAGTCTGATCTGGACCCTTAAACGGCAGCGGCATCAAGGAATCGCGGATCGCGCCCCCCGGAGCGTCTACATCACGAAATTCTCCTGGTTGTAGCGGAGTATCGTCGTCTCTTATGCGTAATCCCCGAGCTTTAAAGCCTGCAGGAAGGTTGGAAAGAGTTCCGGCGTCGATTAACTGACGTAGCGCGGCTGTAGCCGTCCGGGAAAGACCGCCAATAGTGTGAATAAGACCCAATCCGTAGAAACCAAAGCCCGGAAGGAACTTAAAATGCACAAAATACTGTGTTTTCTTGTATGTGGGGTCGTTTTCCTCGTAATTCCGGCGAATTGACAGAACTTTACCGTTATCCTGGCTGATTGTGACCAGATAAGGGAGCATTATGCCGGTCTCTTCGCCATCGGAGTCCATGTCCTCATGGCCCTCAAGGTCTAAATCAACGTGGCACTCTAATAACGTGCAGTCATAGTCAACATTAGAGGCTGTTACCCCATCAATCTTATCTATTTCTTCGTTAATGCTATTAGAAGTGCTCTGACTTGGGAGAACAGCTACATCCCTATAGAACCCTGCAATCTGCTTCTTTCTCAGGTCATTCATCGGCATACGGACGATATGCGTGATGTTGGGGCAGCTTTCGAGGTCATTCGCTTCATACGGAACAACAAGGTTCTCCGCCGCTACGAATTTACTTACCGCACGGTCCAGAGAGGAATCATAGTAAACCTTCTTAAAGGTCGATCCGGCCAACGGGAGGTAAAACAACATCTGATCTAGTTCAGGCGTGTACTCTTCCATCACATTGGTGATGTAGTAATTCATAAACTGACGCACACGTTGCGACTGCTCTTCCTTCTCTTTGGTAACAGAGCCCATCACATCGGTTCGTACTGGTCCACTTGCGGGAAGCAACTCGTTAAACGCTTGTGCTTGGAACTGCGTTGCAGCTTCCGCTAGGAGGGGGTGCGTAACGCCCGTCGCTCCCGCAAATGGTTCTGTTCTTTCTTCGTAATTAAATCCTAAAAGGTCCAGCCCCTTAGAGTACGCTTCTTCCCAATCTCTTCGAGAAGACTTGTTGCTGTCAAACTCTCCCATCAACTGATTGGATACGCCTGAAAGCGCACTGTCATCCATATCCTCTGCAAGATTAGAATAGAAATCTTCAGCAGGCCCGTACTCAGCACTGGGGTCAAAGTCAACAACAACTGCCCCATCGTCTTCCGGGATAATCTCAAATAGACTTGTATCCAGGAGTTCCTCTTCCTCTGGAACTTCTACCGCCAACAAGTCGCCTTCTTCGATTACTTCTGGAACGCGGTCCATGAGAGACGACGGGCTTCCCATCATTTCCTGGAGAGCCTGCAACTCTTGTTCTTCTTGTAATACCTGGGGGTCTTCTGGTTCTTCGGCCATACATAACTCCTATAACTGCTCATTATACATCAAGGACGGTCCCATGTCTTGTGCTTCATCGCACCCTTAGTACCCTAGCCAGTCACGAAGGGTCTTGAGGGAAGTGTCCTCGTTAAAATGCTTGCCCTTCCGTTTAAGGGTTCCATCTGGTCTTTTCCCGGTGACCTCCCAAGCAGTGATGCCTTTCCCAGAAGGTGATTCACTCCACTCAAACCCATGGTCCTCAAGTGAAGCCTTTAATCTATCTAACCCTGGTTTTGAACTTAAAGTCCCACCTTGTTTTTTTAACCGTTCTTCTGAAGTTTGTACCGTGGTGTTAAATTTTTTATTTGGAAGCGCTGTAGGTATTCCTGTAGAAAAGACCGTGGGCCGTGTTTCACGTGGAACA